ATAACTGCACAAAAGTGATAATCGACGAAAATGGTTTAGGCGCTGGCCCATTAGATAATCTTAATAAAGGCCGTAATTTAGAGAATTTCGTTGGATTCACCAACCCAACAATTGCTTATGAAAAGAATAAGTATTTTGGTAATAACCGCACTTTAAATGCTTACAAACTTAAAGATTTAGTTCAAAAAAAGCACATTGCTATCACCGATGAACAAACCATCAAAGAGCTTTGTACGTTAAAATATACGTTCGACCATCAACAACGTAAAATTTTGGTTTCCAAAGATAAAATGCGCCAAAACGGGATCAAATCGCCAAATAAAGCAGATGCTTTAATTATGGCTGTTAGCTTAATCGGCGAAATTAAATATGACCAAGAAAGACAGTATGTTTCACGTGACACCTATCAACAACAACCGGATAATTTATTTGCTATAGCAGGCATTCGATGAACATAACTGAAATAGGTCAATGGCTTATGGATAATTACTATTCTAAGTATGTGGGTGACCGAACGGACATTGTTCCAACTATGGAACAGATATATACCGGCTTAAAAGCACATGAGGATAAGATCGTAGTCGTCCAAGATGACAAAATTCGCGGTGTAGGCATTTTTGTTACTTTAACGGACGAAACCTTTAATATGCTTAGATCGTTCGATATAACCGAAATGGACGTGCTTGCAGGGCTATTCCAGCAACATGGCCCTAATTTACATTTCGTTATTCTATGCGCGGATGGATATAGAACGATTATGACCGGATTAAGACAAGCCAAAGAGCGGGTCAACCCAAAGACGATTAGTTGGTGGAACCCGGATTTAACACATTTACATAAATATACTTTAAGGAGTTAGATTATGCCATTTGTACCGTTTGCCGCAACTGTTGGAACAGCTCTAGGAACATCGGCCGCCGTTGGCGGTGCTGTTGTTGCTGGTACAGTTGCAAAAGTTGGAATGGATATTGCCGCAGGGCAACAAGCTAAAAAAGCCGCTAAAAAAGCTTCTCAAGATGTTTCAACCCAGAATGCCGCGGCCATTCAAAATTTAAAAGATAGTCAGGCTAATGCCTCAACACAAGCACAAGCGGCAATTGATGCAAGACGCCGTGCCGCTTCTCAAACGATATTTACTTCTCCATTGGGCGTTACACAGCAAGCTAGTGTCGCCAAAAAACAACTTTTAGGGCAATAAGGATAATATGGCAGAACAATTAAAAACAATAGATAAAGCAAAGCCTCAGACGGTTAATAAGCCAAGAGCGGAGGCTTTAATTGATTTTCATTCACGGCTAAAAGGTCAGCGCATGAACTTTGAAGGGTACTGGCAAAGTTTACATGATTATTTTTATATTGAGGCTGAAAATATCAACGCCATGTCAAGCCCGGGAACAGAACTTAATGCTAATTACTTATTTGATTCAAGCACTTTAGAAAGCGCCGATGTATTAGCGGCTGGATTTATGAATTATTTAACGCCTCCAACGTCCAAATGGTTTAGTTTAAGAGCCAAAAATCCCGCTTTAAGAGACAATAAACGCGTTGCCATGTATTTAGACGATGTGGCCGAACAAGTCAATTATACGCTTAATAAATCTAATTTTTATAACCAAATGATTGCCTCGTATAAAGCCAGCGGAGTATATGGAACATCATGCATGCTTGAAGAAGAAGATTTATCTGATGACGCCAGATTTAATTCTATGCCTATTAAACAAGTATGTTTGGTTGAGGATGGAACAGGGCGCGTAACAGAATATTTCTTTGAGTTTGAGTATACGGCTAATCAGGTAAAAAGCCGTTGGGGTGAAGAGGCTTTATCTGAAAAGATGAAAGAAGAGCTGCAAGCTGATAAGCGCGAAGAAAAGCTTCATAAATATCTTTTATACATAGCACCTAGATACCGCCGCGATATTCATAAAACAGATAAGAAAAACCTGCCTATTGAGGCTTGCTGGATAGACGTTGAGAATAAAAAGATTATTGATGAAAGCGGATATAACGAATTTCCGGCGTTTTGTCATAGGTTTGATAAAAGACCTTTTGTGCCGTGGGGATATTCCCCGGCCATGAAAGCTTTACCGTTCGCCCGTATTCTAAATGCGGTCGCAAAGACAAACTTGCGGGCTATGATGAAATATACTGATCCGCCTATCGCTGTTCCTGAAAATGCGTTCATTATGCCGTTTAACGGCAACCCGCGAGCGGTTAATTATTACAATAAAACAAAAATGACAGCTGATGACATATTCGCCTTTGGAAATTTTGGGAATCCGCAGATAGGGATTACAGCGCTTGAGTATTATACCAATCGAGTTAAAGCCCTTATGTATAACGACGTTTTCTTAGCTTTTGACGGTTTAACTAAGCAAATGAATAACCCAGAAGTTATGGAGCGTATTAACGAGAAAATGACAATGTTGGGGCCTGCTGTCGGCCGATATATTTCAGAAATGTTAAATCCGGTTATCATTCGCACAATCGGGATTTTAGCAAGACGCGGAAAACTTCCTAACCCGCCTGATGAAATTATTATGGATCCTGAATATGAAATTGATTCAGTGAGTCAACTAGCGCAAGCACAGAGACGAAGTGAGCTAAACGCTCTTATGACAGGATTAGGCGTTGTTGGTCAAATGGCTCAATATGTGCCGGATGTACTAGACAAAGTTTCCTCTGATCGAGTTGTTGATGAAACCTGGTCAATTTTAGGCGCGCCTGAACGTGTTTTGCGTGACGATGCTGAGGTTGAAGCTATACGTACAGAAAAAGGCAAATTAGCTCAACAGCAAATGGCTATGGCGCAATTACAGCAAGGCGCTGATGTTGTAGCGAAAGGTGCTGATGTTGATAAAAAGCTAGCTGACGCTCAAAAGATTAAGGCCGGGAAATGAACTTAAAAGATATTGATTATGTTACGGGATTAAAAAGCAACTTGCATACGACTTTTGAATCTCCGCAAGGTAAAGAAGTCATGCGGTTTTTAGAAAGAATTGGCGGCTGGTATCCGACTAACTTCGATTCAATGGAAACCAACGACATTATCTCAAGGGATGCGAATAGGAGGATGTTAGCCACTATTAAAACAATTATGGAATTGAAACCTGAGCAGATCGTAATGCTCGCACAAGAAAGAGAGGGTTAATATGGCAAAAGCATGTAAAGGTAAAAAAGGCAAAAAACGAGGATAGTATGCCGTTTAAATCTAAAGCCCAAATGCGGTATTTATACGCCACGCATAAAGACATAGCTGAAAGATGGCGGAAAGAATACCCAAATCAGAATTTAAAGAAGTTACCCGAAAAGAAAAAGAAAGGTAAGTAAATTATGGATAACGCAACCGTGACCCAAGTACAGGACAATCCGAGCGCCCAAACAGCAACATCAGGTTCAGGCAGTGAAAATATTATGGTTTCAGGTGCGCCGGTACAAACAAGCGCATCAACTCAAACACAAGGTTGGAAATCAACATTAGGGGCAGATGTTAGAAATAGCCCATTATTACAAAAATTTGAAGATACGCCGGAAGGATTAAGCAAAGCTTTTGAAAGTCATTCCAATTTAGAAAAGCTTTTAGGACATGAAAAGGTTCCTATTCCTAAAGATGTTAATGACGTTGAAGGATGGAATAGATTTTCTAAAGCTATGGGTATCCCGGACAAAGCCGAAGGGTACGGGTTAGACACCCCTGCTTTACCTGAATCGATGAAGAATTTAGCGATGGATAAGAACAAGTTTGCTGAAATTGTCCATGCTCATAAATTAACTCCGGCACAAGCAAAAGGGCTTTGGAAAGTCTATAACGAGATGAACGTTGAGACATATAACAAAGCTATGAAAGAACACCATGAAAAGATTACTGAGACTGTTAACCGTTTAAAGGGTGAATGGGGTGATGCGTACGAAACAAACGTTGAACTTGGACAAATGGTGATTAATAAGTTTTCCGATGATGCTGAAATGAATGACTATATTACCTCCGTTTTATCGCAAGACCCGAGAGGTATTAAGTTTTTAGCTAAAATCGGCGATCAATTCGCTGAAAATAAAGTCGGCGAGTTTTCAATGAAACGGTTCAGTTTAGGGCCGGAACAAGCACAAGATGAAATTGATAAAATTAGACGTGATCCGAACCATCCGTATATGAATGAAAAAGCGTCACCGCGTGAACGTCAAGCCGCGATTGATTACGTCAACGGTCTTTATGCTGTTATTCAGCGTTCTAAAGGATAAGCCGTAAGGCCCCTGGTTTGTAGTAAAGAAGTGCCGATAAGCTAGCTGCCCGGCAAGTGTAGTTAATGCGTAAGAAAAGCCCCGCGAATGGATAAGCCGATCGAAGCATAGAATTAAGATTAACTTATTTAAAAACGAGGTGTGACCATGCCAGATACACAAAATGCAATTTACGTACAAGCATACGGTCAGAATATTATGCAGCTTGCCCAACAAAAATACAGCAAGCTTATTAATACTGTCTATATGCGCGAAAACGTGCGCGGGAAAACCTTCTTCCAAGACCAGATTGATTCATGGGCGATGGAAGTTAAAGGTTCTCGAAACACTCAAACCCCTAACAATGATCCTCAATTAGCACGCCGTATGGGTGTAATGGTTGATTACCATGACAATCGTTTACTCGATCGCGGTGATGAATTGAAATCAATTTCGGACCCGAGAAGCGCATACACAATTGCCGCTGCTCAATCATTGGGCCGTAAAATTGATGAGGTCATTATCACTGCTGCCTTAGCAACTGCGGCAAGCGGTGAAACCGGATCAACTTCTGTTACCAACGGAAATATCGTTCTTGCCACAGCAACGTCAATGACGCTCGCGCGCGTGATTGCTGTCAAACAACAACTTGATAATCAAGATGTTGAAATGGAAGATCGTTATTTTGTTGTAACCCCTGCTGCTTTGGATAACTTGCTTAACCAAACACAGGCAACATCAAGCGATTATAATTCAGTTAAAGCGCTTATCCGCGGTGAAATTGATACCTGGATGGGCTTTAAATGGATTATGTCAACACGTTTAGCTGCTGTTTCAGCGTCAACATTGATCGGTATTGCTTACCAAAAATACGGTCTTTGTCTGGCTATGGCTTCTCAGCCTTTAGTGCGTACAGATGAACGTGCTGACTTGAGTTATTCATGGCAATTATATTATGAATTAAATATCGGCGCTGTTCGTCTTGAAGAAGATCGCGTCGTTATCTTAAACGAAGGTTAATCCGTAATCACGAAAAACAGTCCGTAATCACGCTATATGCGTAAAGAGAGGATAGTAAAATGCCAAAATCAACAAACGTCACAAAGTACGATGCAGGCGGTACTGGCGATAATATTATTGCCGATGGGTTTATCAAATCCGTTGAAAAAATCTGGGTTGATACATATACCTATTCTTCATCGGCAACAATCGGAGTTGGAACGCAGATTGAAATCGCTATTATTCCAGAAAACAAGAAAATCACTTCTATTCAAGTTTATGGAATCGGCGCTCTTTCAGCGACGTCAACTAACGCCGTATCAATCGGTACAAAATTGGCAAGTGGTACAACCAACGCAACCTTGTTCTTAGCAGCCACAACATTCGGAACGTCATCATATAACTTCTTTAAGTTATTGCATGCCGATTCAAATTTAGGAGTTGCTTTAACAGGCGGAACAAATCGCATTCACCTCTACTTCACTGCTGCTAACCCTTCAGTGACAGGTGGAACGATTACAACTGTTGTTAAGTATACATAGTCAATAAAAGTTATAGGGGAGTTGGCTGTTTACCGGCTCCCCTATTCTTAAAAAGGATATTATGGCTATAACTAAAACAAGTATTATCAATAAAGCTTTAACCTTAGTCGGCGCGGCTCCGGTCACGTCAATTGACGACGACACAAATAATGCGCGCGTGTTAAGCCGTGTTTATGAAATTGCTTTACGGTCAATCCTTTCCGAAAGCAAATGGAATTTTGCGACAACAAGAGCTAACTTATCTTTATTATCGGTCACATTGCCCTGGTACGATACCGGCGAAAATATTGTTTATCAAAAACCCGCTGACATGATTAGAATTTTTTCAGTCAACTCACCAACTGCCGTTTGGCGTGAAGAAGGTGATTATATTATTTCTGATACCTCAAGTTTAGGCGTTCGATATGTATATTATTTAGACAATCCAAGCAAATACCCAGGATATTTTGTTGACGCGTTTGTCGACAAACTTGCCTCTGATATTGCTTATCAAATAGTTAACTCTGCAACCTTAGGTGAAAAATATTTACTTAAATATGAGCAAGTTTCTTTACCTAAAGCTTGCTCCTCTGACGCTCAAAGCGGTGTGCAGCAAACATTAACCGACGACGCGTGGGAATTAGCTAAATGGGCTAATGGACAACCAACCGCATGACGACACAAAAACAAGAGTTTAGTGCAGAGGACGCAGCGCCGTCCGTTCTTTACGGTAAAACTGACCGCGATTCTAAATTCGCTTTTCCGGTTGCTATTGATAGTGACGGGAAACTTCAAGTTGCCGGAACATTTTCCGGAGGCGGCGACGGTGCTATTGTTGACGGTACAAACTCAACTATACGCGCAACCGTTCTTGATTTAACCAACTCAAACCCAATTACAGTTGCTATTACCGACGCTAACGGAGATCAAGTTTCTTCTTTTGGAGGAGGCACGCAATACACTGAAGATAATCCAGCAGCCGCTAATCCTATTGGGGGCGCTATTATTGTTGTGCGTGACGACGCTTTAGCTGGAGGAATTACAACAACTGACGGCGATAATATTGCTTTACGCGGTAATAATAAAGGCGAACTTTATATTAAACACACTGACTCAATCAACGTTACCGCATCTGTTATCAATGTTGTCTCAGTTACCGGGTCAACCACACTTCACAATTTGCCCCTTCCAATTGTTTTATCAGACGGGTTAGTAAACCCAACGACTTCTTCAATTGCAAGCTTGTTATATGGATATATTCAAGCTACAGGTGATTGGGATCGTTGCCGAATGGCAGGTGACAATTCAGACACACTTGGAACAGCCGGAACAGGCCATTTACAGATACTTTCTCATTTAATGCTGTATAACGGTGCTGGATCGTGGGATCGTGCCCGTGGAGACATTTCTAACGGTTTAGACGTGGACGTAACGAGGGTTTCTGGAACAGTTAATATTACCGGATCAACCACGCTTGTTGGGGTATCGGCCATTACCGGGAATACGACAATAGTTGGAACGGTTGCTATAACAGGGAGTACGACATTAGTTGGTGTCTCAGCTATTACTGGTAATACTACAATTGTTGGAACGGTTAATGTTACTGGGTCAACTGTTGTGGTTGGAACGGCGTCTATTACGGGTAACACGTCGGTTATTAACACTGTAACAGTCACAGGAACCACGGTTAATATTTTTGAGCGCGTAGCAACACCAAGCATTTCGAGAGTTACCGCGTCAACCGCGTCAACACAGCTTTTAGCTTCAACAGCCGGACGTAAAGGCGCTTATTTCTATAACGATTCAACCGCGTCTATGTATTTAAAATTTGGAACAACCGCTTCAACAACCAGCTTTACAGTTCTTATGCGCCCAAATGATTTTTTTGAATTACCATTACCGACTTATACCGGTGTCATACACGGAATTTGGGATGCGACTAACGGCGCTGCACAAGTGACTGAGGTTACATAATGCCATTATTCGGAATACCATGGAAAACAGATAGCAATACACAAATTTCTTTAAGAGGGCCGAACGTTGTCACTTTGCAAGGAAATGCGGGCGGAATGACTATTAATGGCGGAGCGGGCGCTAGTGATATATTAACTTTAAAATCTACTTCCAGCGCCACAAAAGGAACAATTAATTTAGATGACAAAATAAAAGTATGTCCAAGTATAACAAGCCTATCCGCCGCTGATGTTGTTACATTATCCCCTAGCGTTACTCATGGCAGCGGGACTGTTAATTGGTTTGTCGTATCTCCTACAGAAACGATCAATGCCGTTGCATCAATTACTAGAATATTTTCTTGTGGAGGAACTTGGTCTCAAAGCGGATCATCATTATTTAATATTTTTAATATGTTTTACTCGTCGGCAACTTTGACATCAACTGATGGAAATGCTCCTCCAGCACCTCTCACTTTTTATAATCAAACAAATCTGGACATTAGAAATAATGTAGGATCTAATCCAAGTTATTCTGTCAGAGCTTACACAGATCAAGGCGCGATACAAGTGACAACAGCAACGGCCGCCGCAACAATAGGGTCAATCAATAGTTTTATTTCTATCCCAAATGTTAATGCGACAAATGCTAGTGCAGCTTTAACATTAACCACTAGATACGG